ATGAGCGAAATGAAGCACACAAAAGGCCCTTGGGTCATACACGAATCGAATGTGATTGTCGGAGAGAAGCTGGACGACCACCCGATCTGGCTGCGTCCTGTAATAGCCCGCTTTGCTACCGGCGTTCGCCCAGCAGATGCCCGCCTGATGGCCGCAGCGCCGGAGCTGCTGGAGGCTTTGCAAATCACACGCGGCAACATCGCCAGCCTCGGCCCCGCCGGAGCGCTGACGCCTTACACGTCATACCAAGAGTGGCTTGCCATGGTGGATGCTGCCATCGCCAAGGCAACAGGGGGTAAGCCATGACCACCCCAATCCAACTGCAGCGCCTGCCCAAGCGCAAGAAGCCCGCCACTGTGCGGGCTTTGTTTTTGTGGATCGCCTCCGTGTGTTTCTTCACCGCATGTGCCGCGGCCATATCGAGCCTCACATGAGCTGCCCCACCGGCAAAAAGCCTCTGGACTACGAGCGCGCCCAGAAGCTGGCCCGCAAATCCAGCGCGACCCACACCCACCCCATGACTGCCTACAAGTGCACCGCCTGCGGCTGGTGGCACCTGGGGCAGCCCGCCAAAAAGCCCAAGCGGCTTCCCTTCGTTCGCAAGAACAACCACCAACTGAGGTTTGTATGAGCAATGCTCTTGTAAGTTTGACCCAGAAGCTGGCCACCACCCTCAACATGGGCGATGGCACCGGGCTGATTGAAACGCTCAAGGCCACCGCCTTCAAAGGGCAAGTTTCCGATGCCCAAATGACCGCCTTGATGGTTGTAGCCAACCAGTACGCGCTGAACCCTTGGACCAAGGAAATCTATGCCTTCCCCGACAAGAACAACGGCATCGTGCCGGTGGTGGGGGTCGATGGCTGGAGTCGCATCATCAACTCACACCCGCAGTTCGATGGCATCGAGTTTGAGCAGGACGAGCAGTCATGCACCTGCATCATCTTCCGCAAAGACCGTAACCGCCCCATCAAGGTCACTGAGTGGATGGCTGAATGCAAGCGCGGCACGGGCCCATGGCAGTCCCACCCCAAACGCATGCTGCGCCACAAGGCAATGATCCAGTGCGCCCGCCTGGCCTTTGGCTACGGCGGCATCTACGACCAGGACGAAGCAGAGCGCATTGTTGAAGGTCAGCCCCAGCAGCGCCAGCCCGTAGATATGGGCCTTGCTGAAGTGGTCGAGCTGCCCGAGTGGCCAGCAGACCGCTGGGCCGCAGGGCTACCCAAGTGGGTCAAAGGTATCGCAGATGGCAAGCCGCTCGATGAAGTGCTGGCTTGGCTCAAGAGCAAAGGCCGCATCACAGCCGAGCAAGAAAAGCAGCTGCGCGCCGAAGTGGCCAAGCTGCAGCAGTCAGTCCCACAGACCCAAGATGCCCCGCAGGTTGACCCTCAAAAGCTGGCCGCAGACATGCAGGCCTGCACCGACCTGGACAAGCTCTACGAGCTGGCCGGGCTGATGGAAGCCATCACCGACGAAGCCGCGGCGCTGCGTCTCAATGAAATCTTTACCGCCAAGCAGGCGGAACTGGAGCAAGCATGAGCATGCAAATCGCATCCCTCGTACAAGGTAGTGCCGAGTGGCATGCCCACCGCGCCAAGCACTTCAACGCTTCGGACGCGCCTGCCATGATGGGCTGCAGCAGCTACAAGACGCGCTCGGAGCTGGTCAAGGAGCTGGCTACTGGCTTAACCGGTGAAGTGGATGCAGCCACGCAGAGCCGCTTTGATGACGGCCACCGCTTTGAAGCCTTGGCCCGCCCACTGGCAGAGGAAATCATTGGTGAGGACTTGTCGCCATGCGTGGGGGTGAAGGGCAAGTACAGCGCCAGCTTCGATGGACTGACATTCATGCACGATGTTTCATCCGAGCACAAAACTCTGAATAAAACACTGCGTGAAGCCATGTTTGAAGGCTGCACAGGCGCTGACCTGCCCTTGCAATACAGGGTTCAGATGGAACACCAGATGATGGTGTCCGGCAGTGAGCGATCCTTGTTCATGGCCAGCGAGTGGACAGGTGACGGCCAGCTGATCGAAGAACGCCACTGCTGGTACGAGCCAGACGCCGAACTGCGTGCCCAGATCATCGCGGGATGGGAGCAGCTGGAAAAGGATGTGGCCGCCTACGACCCTGCAGCCGAGCGCCCTGCCCCAGCCATTGCCGCACCCATGGAAAGCCTGCCTGCTGTGGTGGTACAGGTGAACGGCGCTTTGACCGTGGGTGGCAATCTGGAAGACTTCGGCGCTGCCCTGCGCCAGTTCATAGCCCGCATTCCGGCCAAGCCAGCGACTGACCAAGAGTTTGCCGATGCCGAAGCCGCAACCAAAGCGCTCAAGAAGGCCGAGGAGGCACTGGCCGCCGCTGAAGATGGTGCACTGGCCCAGATCAGCGATGTGGAAGTGATGCGCCGCACCGTGGCCGACCTGAAGAACCTGGCACGCACCACCCGCCTGGCCACAGAAAAGCTGGTGACTGCTGAGAAGGAAGCGCGCCGCACAGAGATCGTCACTGGTGCGCAAGCCCAGCTGGATCAGCACATTCAAGCCCTGAACCAGCGCCTGGGCGCCAACTGGCTGCCTCGTGTTGCGGGTGGATTTGCGGAAACGATCAAGGGTCTGAAGTCGCTGGACAGCATGCGCGACAAGGTGACCGTGGCCCTGACCAACGCCAAGCACGAAGCCAACCAGCTGGCCGACCGGCTGGAGGCCAACCGCAAGCACCTGGTGCAAGACGATGGCGACTGGATTGCCCTGTTTGCCGACTTCGCCACCGTGGGCACCAAGGCTGCGGAAGACTTCCAGGCCCTGGCCTCCCTGCGCATCGGCAACCACAAGCAGGCCGAGGCCGCGCGCCTGGACAAGGAGCGCGAGCGCATCCGCGCCGAGGAAGCCGCGCGCCTGGAACGCGAGGCGGCGGCCAAAGCCCAGCAGGACGCGGAACAGGAGCGCCTGCGCATCCAGCAACAGGCCCAGCAGGAGCAGGCAGAGATTGCCAAGGCACAGCAGGCCGGTACGCTGGCAGCACCTGTGGCGCAGGACCTGGCCGGCCTGGTGCAGGACAAGGCCGTCGAAGACGTGGCCGGCATCGATGCGCAGCAGGTAATCGCTGCGGCCAAGTCTGGTACGGCGGTGGTCGACAGCGGCGAAACTCTGACGCTGGGCCAGATCAACACCATGATCGCCCCGGTGAAGATCGACGCCGCCGGCATGGCCGAACTGGGCTTTGAGGCGCGCAAGGTGGAAAAGTCGGTAGCCAAGCACTATGCCGCCAGCGACTTGCCCGCCATGCTGCAGGCCATGGTCAAGCACCTGAACGGCGTGCTGGAAACCGTCTAAAAGAGTAGCAACCAGCGCTTACACCGTGAGCGCTTTCCCTTTTTTCAACAGGAGAAAACCATGAACAAAACCGAACTGATCGAGCACATCGCTTACAACGCCGACCTGTCCAAGATGGGTGCCGCCCGCGCCCTGGAGGCCACGCTATCCGCTGTGTACCAAACGCTGAAGAAGGGCGGCACTGTCTCGCTGGTGGGCTTTGGCACCTTCTCGGTGAGCAAGCGCGCCGCGCGTACCGGCCGCAACCCACGCACCGGTGAAGCCATCAAGATCAAAGCCGCCAAGGTGCCCAAGTTCACGGCAGGCAAGGCGCTGAAAGAAGCGCTGAACTGAGCCACCCGCCCACTAACCCCCAAGCCCGCCATGTGCGGGTTTTGTTTTTAGAGGCATGAGCACAGCGCCCCCCTGGGTGCTGTCCTGATCCCCCTGCACACGGAGACACGCATGCTCAAAGAAGTACCCCAAGACCTGCCGCCCATGAACCGCGCCCAGCGCAAAGCGTGGGACAAGCTCACCAAGTCGGCAGCATTCCAAAAGGCGAGCCCCTATCGCCAAGCTGTAGAGCTGCACCGAAAAGGGCTCGGATTCATGGTACCCAAGGATGTTTACACCGATGTGAGCGTTAACAACCTCAAGCCCATCGCGCTACTGAACGATTGCCGGCCATTCCGTGAGGGCGAAGTCGATCTGGACATTGTGAAAGTCCGTGGGGCTTATGAACGCCTCAAGGATGGCACCGCAGACGAAGATGATTTCTTGCTGGCTGGCTTGGTCATCAACATGACAAAGGTACGGGCCATGGAAATCAGTGAGTTTCTGGCCGATGAAATCGACAAGGCCCAAGACGCGATGAACCGTTGCCGGGAGCGCTATTTGAAGCACGGACGCTTTGGGTTTGATGGCGAAGGCCTGCAGGCCATGGAGTACGCCATCGAGGCGCACGATGAGATCCTGGTCAACAGCAGCCCCAAGCAAATGCAAGACGCGGCAGACGTGGTGCGCAGGGTGCTGCTCAAGCAGATGGGCGACAAGCGGCTGCCAGCTTTGAAGGTTTGACCGTGAGCCCCGCCTACATCCGCCAGCGCCGTGAGCGCGAACAAGAGAAACGCTACCCCGATCCCCGCCACTGAGCGGGGTTTGTTTTTCCATGACTGCGTACTACAACGAAATAGACCCATTCGCAGCCCAGTGGCTGCGCAACCTGATATGTGCCGGGCACATAGCTCCCGGTGTTGTGGATGAACGGAGTATTGAAGATGTCAGACCGAGTGACCTCAAAGGATTCACACAGTGCCACTTCTTTGCAGGAATTGGCGTCTGGAGCCTGGCTCTGCGAAACGCCGGATGGGCAGACTCTCGACCTGTTTGGACAGGTTCCTGTCCGTGCCAACCTTTCAGCGCGGCAGGCGCGGGAGCTGGGTTTGCTGACGAGCGGCACCTCTGGCCTGCTTTCTTCCACCTCATCCAAGAGTGCAAGCCTGCAATCGTCTTTGGAGAGCAAGTTGCGAGCAAAGATGCAAACCCTTGGATCGACCTTGTATCAGTTGACCTGGAAGCTGTGGGATACCGGGTCGGGGCGATTGCGTTCCCGTCTGCGGGCGTCGGTGCGCCGCACATCAGAGATCGACTTTACTGGGTGGGTGACTCCGGCCGCACGCGACTGGAAGGACACGCCCGGAATGGTGGCCCAGCGCGATGGCAAGGATCGAGTGGATCAACTTCCACGCCAGGCTTATCTGGCGGGGTGGCCTACTACGAGCTGCAACAACGACAGAACAGGGAATCCGCAGTCGGCTCTAAGCATGAAGCGCGAGGACGGCAGCAAGGCTCAACAGCGGCTGCAGGACTTCGCAGTGATTGCGGGATGGGGAACACCGACAGCAAGCGAACCGGGAGGGACGGCAGAGGCCTATGTGGCGCGCACGATTGCCAAGACGGGGAACACGGCCCCAACGATGCTGACGCATCAGGTGCAGTTGTCAGGATGGCCGACGCCGAACAGCACGGTGGTAGATGCGAAGCCGCGACCACCGATTACCTCGGGGCGCAAGCCGACAGACCCGCAGATCAGCACGGCGGACATAGCAGTGCACCTCTTGCCAGGCCCGGCCCGACTAACGGCCACTGGGCAGATGCTGACTGGCTCCTGTGCAGGGATGGAAAGTGGCGGCCAGTTGAACCCGGCACATTCCCGCTGGCTCATGGGGCTACCTCCCGAGTGGGACGCCTGCGCGCCTATGGCAATGCCATCAACGCGAAAGCAGCGCAAGCCTTCATAGAAGCAGCCATGGCCTGTCAACCCTAACGCCTGCAGCCCACCACCGCGGTGGGCTTCTTTTTTTGGAACCCCGCATGAGCACCACCCAACCTGCACAGCCACTCACACCACCCAAGCGCTGCGTCAGCTGCGGCGCACCCGTACACCACGCCCCCAAAGAAGGCGAAGGCCTGCCCTGCGGGCATTGAACACGGAGAACACAACCATGAACAACGCCATCAACATGCTGCCATGCCCAATGTGCGGATGCACCAGCATCAACGTCAAGAATGAGCAACCCACAGACAACAGCGGCGGATATTTCATTGAATGCCCAGACTGCGGGATAAGCACCAGCCTACGTTACGCATGCGGGGATGATCCAATCCCGCTATTGGCCGAACAGTGGAATCGTCGCGCCACCGCCCAGTGCCTGCACCAGATTGCAGAGCCGCAGGCCGAAGCGATGCGCCTGGCGGACGAATGCGAAGAAAGCGCGACCCACTGGGTGCATGAGATCGACACGCGGTTCAAGGCCGCAAAGATGCTGCGCGCCCAGCACGCCCGCATCGCGGAGCTGGAGGCCGATAACGCAAGTTTGCGAGGCATCAACAGCGCCCAAGATAAAGCGCTTGCCGAGCTGGAGGGTCAGCTTGAAGCCATCGGCGCCGGTGGCGTGGAAAGTCTTCGCAAGCGTGACTGCGGAGGCTGCCGATGATTACGCAGGCAGAACTGAGGCACGCCCTTTACTACGACAAAATCGGAGGACGGTTCTTCTGGAGGAATCCGCCTCAATATTCGCGCTTCCTGCCATGGAAACGCGCAGGTGTGGTCGGTGCTGACGGTTATGAAAAGATCCAGATCAAAGGGAAGACGTACCGATCTAACAGACTGGCTTGGATGTACATGACTGGGCAGTGGCCCTCAGAATGTACCGATCACATCGACGGCTGCAGGACTAACAATGCCTGGTGGAATCTTAGGGAGGCCAGCATCGCGGAGAACAAAAGGAACTGCAGGCCACCGCGACCTGTCAACCGCCTTCCGATGGGAGTCGGGTATTCCGGTCCGACGAGGGTTTCGTTCCGAGCGCGACTGAAGATTGGCGGAAGGTAGATTAATCTTGGCACTTACCCGACAGCCGAAGAAGCGGCCGAGGTCTATAAACTTGCTTCCGAGTTGGTTCACGGAGAGTTCGCCTATCACCTGAGCCGTGACGCCGCCATTGCAGCCAAAGCAAAGCAGGGAGAGCAGCCATGACGCCGCTTGTCCGAGAGATGGTTGCACTCGAGCCAGACATGGCCGAGCAAATGCACTGGTTCGATTGCGGCACGGACCCAGACGGGATACTCATAAATCTGGATTCTGTGATCGACAACCCACTGCCTTATGACAGGTGCGCCGTATGCGGTATGGATGATGATGGCGGGAAGTGGCTTATTTTGCTGCGCCAGGTCGATAAAGTCGTGGCTGTAGCGGCATGGAGTATGCGAGCGAAAAGCTACAACAAGCACCCGGGGTTTAGTTATGAGCGCACAGATGAAGAACTGCTCATTGTGCCGTTTGACAAAAAACTGTACGACAAAGAGGCTGCCAGAGGTGTACTTGCTGCAATCGGGCGATGGCTTATGAGCCTGACGCCACAGACGTAAGCCTATCGAGCAACAGCGCGACCGTCTTTTATCAACAGCAAGCGCAAAGCAAAAGGCAAGCCGCCTGCGCTCTTTGATTGGCGCACTGTCGTTATCGCCCCACCACCAGAGCCTGGCCTACCCAAAGGCGGCACCCATGCCAGCCCAAGGCTGCACGACCGGCGCGGCCACTGGCGCAATCACCCGTCAGGTAAGCAAGTATGGGTCAAGGCGTGCAAAGTTGGCGATGCTGCCAAGGGAGTGATCTTTAAAGACTATGAGGTAAAGCCATGACACACACAAGCACAGAGCAGCCAGAAGCGCTGCGATTGGCTGATGCGCTGCGCGACGGCAAGTATTCGCTGTACCAAGAGCGCAATGCTACAGAGGCAGAACTTCGCCGCCTGCATGCCCGCGTGCAGGAGCTGGAATTCAGGCGCGATATTGCATCAGCATGCTTTCGCAACATCAGCACGGCATCCCAAGCACAGCGCGTGCCGCTGAGTGATGCGGAGTGCGACAGCCTTATCGCTGCGCTTTGCCCAGACTTCTGCGACGAGCGTTTCCCCGGTGATCGATCGATCTTGCGGCAGCTTGCGCGGGATGCGCTCAATCCGAATGTTGGCATCACCGCAATTGACTCGCGGATCACACAGGTGAACCAGGTATGACACAAACCAGACTTGGAAGCCTGATTGAAGCCTTCATCAATGTGCTGATTGGCTTTGGAATCAACTTCACAGCCAATGCGCTGATCTTCCCTTTGTTTGGCTGGCACATCAGCGCAAGCCAAAACATCACCCTCGGCCTGATCTACACGGCCATCAGCGTGGCACGGTCATACGTGGTGCGCAGATGGTTTAACGCACAGCTCAAGAAAGCCGCTGAACGTATTGCAGCGCGCGCCACCAATTCCACGGAGAACCAGGCATGAACGCACCAACAGAAAAAGAGCGCGCCCTCGCCAATCTGCGCCACCTGTACCAGCAGATGGCCGGTGGGCAGGTGAAGGATTCAGCGCAAGCAAAGCGCATTGCTGATGGCCTTTTGTCGCCAGCCATAGCCAAGTTGGAGCAAGCAGCCCGCCGCGATCCAGCAGTGCCAGTTACTCCGGTGACGGATGCAATGAGAGAAGCCGCAGAAGAAGCCTACATGCCTTTTGGCGATATGCACTTGGCTATACAGGCAGCACTCGCCGCCGCGCCCCAGCCACCAGAGGCAGGTTGTTCCGTTTCAAACGGAGAAACCTTGGCAGCGCCTGTGCAGTTGCCGGAGCCTGTGGCTTTCGCGCTTGAGTGGACATTCGATGGCGAGGAGCGCGGAATCAGGCTTTACGACGACGAACGGCATTGCAGGTTTGACGCAGAAAGTGACGGCGGAGTGTGCCATCCGCTCTACACCGAGCAGCAAGTGCGCCAGCTACTCGCGAATCACGGCATCAAGGAGCAAAGCACATGAGCCGCAGAGCCCGCCAGCGCGGCGATAAGCGCGACCGCTGGAAAGACCAGCAAGACCAACAAGACAACCAGCCCCGCTAAGTCGGGGCTTTTTTATGCCAAAAGCCATGACCCCCTTATTTCTCACATGCGATGAAGTGCGTGAGCTGACCGGCATCAACACCGGCAAGCGTGGAAAGCGGCGCGAGGAACTACAGGCCGCAGCCCTGCGCACAATGAAAATCCCCTTCTACGTCAACGCAGCAGGCCGCCCCATCGTATCGCGCGCAGTGATCGAAGGCGGCACGCAGCACAACACGGAGGCTGCGCGCCCTAAGTGGGAGCCAGCATGCGCCCATGGTTAATGCAATGCCCGGCTTTCGCGCCCGCCATCAAAAGTCGGGCAAGGTGTACTACTACTTCGACACCGGCGCCAAGCCGCGCCGAGAAATCCCCCTGGGCAGCGACTACCGCGAGGCCGTCAAAAAGTGGCTGGAGCTGTCCAACATACCACTGGCCGCGCCCATGGAGACTTTTGCAGACCTGGCCGACAAGTACGAAGCCGAGGTGGTGAGCGCAAAAGCTAAATCCACCCAGCAAACCCAGCGCGGCGATATCAAGAAGCTGCGGGAGTTTTTCTGCAACCCGACGCCAGCCCCCCTGGATGAAATCAAGCCCAAGCACATCTACCAGCTGCTGCAGTGGGCCAAAAGCACACCCACCACGGCCAACCGCTTGAAGCGCACATTCAGCCACATGTTCAACACCGCCCGCGCATGGGGCTGGACGGAAGCAGAAAACCCCTGCACCGGCATCGAGGGTCACGCGCTGGGCAAGCGCGAGGTGTACATCACCGACACGGTGTACCGTGCCGTGTACGAGCAAGGCAGCGACTTACTCAAAGACGCCATGGACCTGGCCTACCTCACCGGCCAGCGCCCTGGCGACGTGCGCGAGCTGACCGAGCACCACATCCAAGACGGCTGTCTGGTCATCCGGCAAAGCAAGACCGGCGCCCCGCTGCGCTTTGTCATAGAGGGGGAACTTGCCGCGCTTCTGGATCGACTGGCACAGCGCAAAGCCGGGCGAAAGCTGCACAGCTTCAACCTGCTGACCACCCCCCAAGGCACAGCCGCCACGCCCATCACACTGCGCAGACACTTTGAAAAGGCTCGCGCCAAAGCCGCCGAAGCTGCAAGCACCCCGCAACTGGCAGCAGAGATCCGCGCCTTCTGGTTCTACGACCTGCGCGCAAAAGCCGCCGACGATGTTGCAGACGCCAGAGGCGAACAAGCGGCGGCCAAGCAGCTTGGACACGCATCCGTTTCCACAACCAAACGGCATTATTTGCGCCGTGGAGCCAAGGTGCAGGCAACCAAATGACAGGCCGTTTTGCTGCATAATAACCAGCACTCATTAAGAAGCGCTTTTCGAATTTGCGGAGCGCTCCGCAAAATTACCGTTTGTCGCTACACTTAATGAAGCATGAAAGCCTTGCAGGACAACGCGGTGGCGTTAGCTCAGTTGGATAGAGCAACAGCCTTCTAAGCTCACCAAGAAATCTAGGTTTTATGCGGGTTGTGCGGCAGTTTCCGCCCCGCATTCATGTACGTTTAAACAGTGATCTGGGCCGCGTTATTTCGTTTTTGCACAGCCAATTGCGGAGCAAAAACAGGCAGCCAAAACGCAAAAAAGCCCCCTCCAGCGCAAGCTAGAGGGGGTTTCTTATTTGGGCTGCATTGCCCGCCAGCACTGCGCCGCATAGTCCTGCAGGTAATCTATTTTTGCGGCGTCTTCTCCGATGGCTTCTCGGTGGTCGAGAACACGGCGTTGTACGTCTGGGTCGATTTCGATGGTGTCATGGCCCACGCTGCCGGCGCCTGGATCGCTGGGCCCGTGACCACTTTGGGCGGCGATGATGCGCACCCCGCAAGTGCCATCAGCGACACAGCCGCGCAGGCGGCGTAACTCTTTCTTGTCATCTTCCAGTCCTTTCCACGCTTTTGCGTCTGCGGTTGAGATGGCGGCATTTGCTGCGCGCCCGATGGCCATCACCTGATCGGCCACGGCCAGGGCCTGACGGTCGCGCTGGGCCAGCTCTGCGGCGTGCTGGCCATCCAGGCGCCAGCCGTTGAGCAGCCAGCCAGCACCAAAAGCCAGCGCCACCCCCAGGGCGATGCCCAGCAGCTTCGCCTTATCGAGCATGGCCACCCTCCACGCCACGAATGGCTATCGTGCTGAAATGCCCATCACGCCCCCAGTCGCGGCACAGCTCGGCCGTGGTGGTGCGCCGGTCGACCAGACCAGGCAGGCGCACGCTTTGGCCGTTGACGGTGCCGCGCACCCAGCGGGGCATCTGGGCGCAGGCGCCATCCAGATCGCCGTCATTGGCCAGGGCCAGCAGCGTGCTGCCCTGCACGGCCGGCACGCCCAGGTTGTAGAGCATGTCGATGAAGCTGGCCTGCACCCACACGTTGTAGGTGACCCAGTGGTTGAACAAGCGCTTGGCTGCGCGCTCGGCCTGCAGGTACTTGGGCAGCTCCAGGCGATAGCAGTCATCTTTGCTGTAGTAGCGCCCAGCTACCACCTCTGGCCCGGTGACGCCGTTGCACACGGTCAGGGGTTGGCCCTTGCCCAGCTTGTCGACATACGGCACCCCGATGTGCCGGCCACTGCTTTCGTAGTGGGCGCCCAGCTCCATCGCCAGCTGCACGGCCTGACTGGGCTTGGCAGGCTGGTCGACCGCCACATAGGTGGTCGCACCCATGGCCAAACCCAACGCCACCTGCAGCAGCTTGTTGCGCAAGACGGCAGGAACTTTGCTCATCGCAACCCCCTCCAGGCGCTCCACGCCGTGACACATGCCGCCCCAAACGCCACGATGGCCGCCGCCGGCCGCGCCAGTTTGCCCACCCAGTGGAACACCTTGATGGCGCCCGTCATGGCTGAGAAAAATTCCAGCAGGTCAGCCAGCTGCTGCTTGAGCTCATGCAACTCTTTGCGCGTGGCCGTCAACTCGCGCTCGATGCCGGCCATGCGGGCGCTGCCGTTGTCGAACTTTTGATTGATCTGCTGCACTGTCACTGCCGGCAGCTCATTCCCGTGGTCGTCAACCATCCCTCCCCCCCCCCTTACCCCCCACAGTTTGTGGAGGCGATTCATCAAAAAAACATTGTGTGGAATTGGCCTAGATGGAGGCTTCGTAAGATTTAGCCCATCGGAAAAGCGCGTGCACATGCTCAATTCGCAACCCCAGAAGCAAACGCATAGACTCCACCAGCGGCGAAGTGATCAGGTAATGCACCACATCGTTGAGCCCGGCATCCAGGTCATCGCGCTCTTTACTCGGCGCCATGGCATTGCGGCAATCCATCAGCGCCGCAAATAGGCTGTCTGGCGCATCGCCTTCGTCTTGCGCGATCTCCTGCAGCACACCTTCCACCAAACGGTGACGCTTTAGTGCCATGCGGCCGCAATAGCGCGGCACTTCTTGAGGCACGGGGTTTTCCGCCAGCCAGCGCTGGTGCAGCTCTTCGGTTGTCATGTTGCGGATGCCCCGCACCACGACCACGACCTGGCGCTCGGCATCCACTGTCAGCACTTCGGTGCTGTCATACACCTGGTCGGCCCCGAGTGGCGGCGTATCGTCGCGCTCAGGCCACCACGCAGCATCTTGCACACCAAGTTGTGGGTCAGTCCACGACAGGTCGACCAGGGATTCTGGCGCGAGCCCCTGCAAAAATGATGGCAGTGGTTCGCGTGTAGCGATGCTGTTTTGAACTTTAATCATGCGTCACCTCAATAGAACCACTCGACAACAATGCCGCCGGGACCCCCCGCACCAGCAGCGACACCAACAATCCCACCGCCACCGCCACCCATAGAGCCGCCATTTTGCGTCTCGCTTGATCCAACAGCTCCAAGCGGATCGCCAAACTGTGCAACCCCAATACCAGGATTGGCCATGTTTCCAGACGCTACTGCAGTGATGCTTATTCCCGATTGCGCTCCTGAGCCGCCACCAGCGGCGGCGGCATAGGATGATGTGTTGTTGCGTCGAACACCTCCACCACCTCCACCACCTACACCCCAGCCAATGCCAGCTCGTTGACCAGAACTACCAGGAATAGTGAACGTCCCGCCGACACCTCCCGCGCCAGCACCACCAGATCCATCAGGGCCAGCTCCACCTCCACCACCAAAGCAAATAGTGCCGGTAGAAACCCATCCTCCAGCGCCTCCACTGAAGTTGTAATCCCCACCGGAACCTGATCCGCCTAGTGCGGCCCTAGTGCCCGCTGCGGCAGCGCCCCCTCCTTCTCCACCTGTTGCACGCAACTCGTAATCAGCAAAGCTGGCTGAACTGGTGCCGCCACTGGCACCCACCCCCCCTCCTATGCCACCGGAGGCAACAACGTAAGTAACAGCGGCAGCTGCTACAAGGT